TCTATTTTATCAAAAATGTCTTTTATATCCATATTTATATTATACCTCTATCTAGCTCAAAACAAAATCCTCCACACTCACCAGCTTCTGCCCATCTACTAGCAGCATTCGAATCGCATAAACCATCGCATCCACCATATCATCATGCGCACCATTCGGAAACTCCATCAACTGATCATGCAAATCTTGAATCTTGTTTGCGTTTTGTAAAAAGTAAATCTTTCCGGATTCAAAAAATCGGCTCACACTAATCAAACGTGAAGTCTTATCAGCGTTAGCTTTTAATCCAACTAAAGGTAGCCCGGCTAACAAATCTTTAAACACCAAACCTAACGCCCCTTCTTCAATTCCGATCCTTTCAGGCGAAAATCTCGCGTTCAATCTTTGAATATCTGCTCCATTCTCTGAGACACTAAAACGATCATTGCCAACATAGCGTACAAATACATTACCGAATTGATCAAGACTTGCCACTACTTTCGCAGTCGGGTCAGCAGTATCTCGTTGTGAAACCGCTGGGTCGATCGCCAAAACCGTTCTTCGAATTACCGTATTTTCGGGTAGTTCATCGATCCACTTAATATTTTCAGGCTTCACGATCAAGTCATCTTCACTGAGTGGCTTATTTTGATACTCTTGAGCAAACACGATCGAGCCCACATATTTCGGGTGGTTCGGATCATCTCGCAAAGCTTTCAACTCTTCCAAATTCATATGTTCCGGCCACAAAGCAAACTCTCTACCCTTCTCATCTTTCATGATTGCAGAAAATAACATCGTTCGCCAACTCCTAAATCCCTCTTTGCCATCTAAAATATTCTGCAAAAGCGAGTCGTAATGCAAAATTGTTCCAATCATAATAATTCGCCCTTTTCGGCTCAACGCTGGCATTGCTGCTTTTCGAAACCAATCTTTGAGCTTTTTTCGCTGATAAGCTGTTGCAACTTGTTCGTCATTTTCCAAATCGTCAAAAATAATCAAATCAGGGCGAGCTGAGCCGTCTCGAATACCACGAATTTTCATTCCAGCACCTTTGGCAGTCCACCGTACACCACTCGCCGTTTTAATATCGCCATCTCGCCACAGTTCACCAGTTAAATCACCGTAAAGCCACTTTAAACGGATATTGCTATCAATCTCATCACGCAACGCATTCACAAACTCCACACTTTGCGTTACGGTGTCACTGATAATTAAACCAAATCGCACCTTTTTCTGAACAGTCGCCCAAAGTGCATAGGTAAAGTTAACGATTGTCGACTTAGCGTGGCCACGAGGCGCACAAATCGCCACTCTTGAATTTTCACCGCTAATCTCTCTCAAAATCTGCTTGTGAAAATCCGGCGTTTCCAGTTCGATATATTCTTTTGAGATAAACCAACCAAATAAATGAATATTTTCAGGTCGCTTAAAAATCCCCCTTAAAACTTTACGCAAAAAGGGCTTATCGTTGCGATATTTCTCGCAAACTCGCAAAATATCTGCTCTTGTTAGCTCTTTATTAGTTAAAGATTGCGTCGTCAAGTTCGGCATCGCTTAAATCCTTTTCTTTTTGTGCCTTAATCTTCAAATCCTTTTCGTCACGCCAACCGCAAATATTTTTCATCGCAAAAATCACAAAACTTGCGCTCGTCACCCCACTTAAACCAATATTAATCAAAAACTCTTCCTGCAATTCTTTCGCTTGCTTGTAGGTTTCGGAAAATTCTTTGTGTTTTTTCTTCCACTCATGCAAAGTATCCTGATTAACCCCTATTTTTCGTGCAAATTTCGCAAAAGTCGGCATTTCATTAGAAACTCGCCTTTTTATGATACTCGCGCTACCACCATCAGCGCTAAGTTTACGCATATCTTCAACCACTCTTGTCGCATCTACACTAAAAAACTTTATAAGCTCCCCACAATATTTTTGATCATATTTCGTAGGTCTTCCAACTTTTTTCTTCTCGCTTTTTTTAGCCATATTTCCTCCAATAAAAAAAGACTCCGCAAAAATCGGAATCCGTGTTATCTACATTAATTATATCATAAAACCAAGCTGAACGCATGAGTTATTTCTTGCTAATGGGAGCAAGGAGTAGCTTTAAATGTGCAGTTCGAACCTTTTGACACGCCACTCTAAATACACGGCACGTCCAACTTGGTTATTTCGAACTGATAGGCTACCCACTCTTTACGTTCTTATTATATCATAAAAAACTTATTCTCGAAAGATTTTTGATTTTATCCATTTCAAAAAGCCAAAAGATTCAACCTTAACACTACTAGAAGCGTTAACGAGACCAACATTATCAGCGTTAATAAGGCTAAAATTGAAAACCGCAGCCGACTTTTGCTTATTTTCATCAATTGACTCGCCTTTAAATTTAGCGCCTTCTACCATTCTAACTCCTAATGATGTCAATCTTAACTCTCTAAAATAAAACTCGCTTGACCAATTCTGAATTTTTCCTTCGATAATATTTTCATCTATGAGATATTCTATGCATCGCATAAGGGTAGCAGAATTTTTATACATCCCCTTTAACTCTTTTATGAGTTTATATTTGTCTTCGTCACGAGTTCCGTAAATATCAGTAAGTACATATTGATCTTCTATATCTGCAAGTGCCTCATAATGAAACTCCATAGCTATCGGGCTAAAAGAAATATCATTTCGATAATTTTCATAAAACCATTTAGCAAATTCATAAGATAGTTTAGTAATCATACCTATAGTATATCATAATATTTTCTTTCGTTCTCTAACTCTTTTTTATAGCATTCTTCGCATACTGGATAACCGAAGCCGTATTCATTATGAATTGCTTTACTAGAATAACCTTTTCTGTATTGAAATTCTTTTTTACAATTTGCACAATTTATTATTTTCTCCATATCGTAGCAAATTAAAGGACAGTTCTCTGGCAATTCATAGTCTTCGTATTCTTGCTTTTTAAAAATCCATTTTTCTGCTTTCATTTCATGATAGCTCCTCGAGTTTTTCTTCAAGGTTTTCTATTTTCGACCAAGCTTCGCATTGTTCTTCAAACCACTTTCGATATTCTTCTTCCGAAATATTCGGGCGGTTCATTCTTTTGATTGCTTGAAGTAATTCATAATATTCCCAATACATTTGTTCTGATTTAAACCTATGTTCAACTATTTTTTCTCCATTCTCATCATATTCATTAAGAATAATTGTAAAATCTTCATCTGCTTTATTTAACATATTTTAATCCTTTTTTATACGACATTTGTCATATTCGGTCTATAACAAATAACGCCGTGTCTTTTATACATTTCATTTACCATTGCATCGTCATCAAATACGAAGAGAATATTTTCAAAACCGATATGCTTTTCGATTAAGCTTTTCTTGACTTCGTGAGCAGGGCGATAATCATTTTTAGGTCGCATAATAATGGAATACAAAGATGAATTATCAAGTATGTTTCTAGAAACCCATATACGGGTAGCTGCTTCGCAAACCTCATTCCTACCAGTCAATAATATAATTTTACCGTAAAACTCTGTTGGTCGATAGAAATCTTCCATAGCATAAAGATTATAAAGCATATCTATAATTTTCTTACCAGCTTCAATAGGTTTGTCTTTCATTACCTCTTCATCAGAATAAAACTTGTCGTAGTCCTTATCTTCGCCTTGAATATATTTCAAACGGTGTGAGCAATCTGCTAAAACACCGTCGATGTCAAATACTATATATTTCATTATATATTCCTTTATAACTACATCTTTCTCTTATTGATAAATATATTTGCATCTTCTCTTATGTCTTCTATCTCTTCTTTGAGCTTCATATGTCTATCGAGCATTGTTTTAAACTCCTTAGATGATAATTTTTCAAGAAGTTCTTCCTTACTTATAAAATCATACAAACTGATATAAGGTGTTATAGGGAAATCATTTACCATTATACTCAGAGTATATCCATAAAATCTGTCAGGATTACGAGCTTTCCACTTTCCATCTTCAAAATGTAAGTCCCTCTGATTTCTTATAACTACCTTACCCATACCCTCTAAATCGAATGACATTTTTTGATGGAAGTATATAGCCTTTCCGCCATTTGTTTTTATCTCTGATGTTTCTTCTTCATCGTATATAAGTGGCAATCCAGTTCGCTCTACTTCTTTCTCACATAATTCTTCAATAAGTTTAATTGCATTTTTATCTAATTTTTCCATATTTACTCCTTGTTTCTTTCATCTTATTGTTCATAATTCAAATATGTCTTCCATTCTTCTGGGTGTTTTTTAAAACTTTCTTCAATATCTTCACGAGATTTAAAATATATAAACGCCTCTTTGAATGAATTCCTTGGCAACCAATCAAGCCCGTCTTCATCGAAATCCCAAAAGCCAAGGTATTTTTTTTCATCATCATTTTCCCAATCTGGCTTAAATCCTTTGGTATCTCGTTTGATAACTACTTTCGCTTTCAGATATTTCAGATATTTTTCAGCTTCTTCTTCGGTTTCGAAATAGTTGCTAATTGACTTTCTGAGTTTTAAAGATACTTCCCAGCCTTTATATCCGGCACTTTCGACATGACCCATACTTCCAATGTAGTAATACTTTTTCAACTCTTGAATCTCTTCAAACCAATCTGTTAAAATATTTGGAAACTGTTCGAGTGTTTCTTTGGCATAAGCCATTAAATCTATTTTCATTGGAAGACCATATCTTGTTTCAACTGTTATTTGTTTTGGGTCGCTTGGTGTTCCAGCTATAAGATTTCCACTGTCGCTGATAAAGAACTCTTCGCCAGCTTTAAATGTTGGTAAATCTTTTAATAATCTATATTTTTTAGCCATTTTAAACTCCTTATACTATTGAGGTAAAGCAGAAACACTTGAAAATTGCTTATGATCGTGTTGAGGTGCTTGTTTCTACCCATCCCTCAAATCTGAACATAACCCTTATGTGCGATGACAAACACACACAAGCGCCTATTATTATATTTACAACTTCTATTAAATATTATTTGTAATTTTAGTTATGCTCAGGTTCGAGGGGCGAAATTGCTT